GGTTACGTAATCCGCTAAACCTGCTTTTTCTTTAACAGATGAAAACAAATTTCCAATAGTACCTCGTGCATACCACTTTCTATCGGCTACATACTCAGATAACTCTCTAGATTCTATCTCTCTACGTTTAGCTTCTTTTTCTGAGTTCCTTACTTCTCCTAATATGTCAGAACCCCACTTTGTATCTAAACTAGAATCTTCGCCGCTACCATCGCTTTCCCCTATTTTGTCTTTTACAAGCACATCGTTCGAGTCATAAGTAACGGCAAACTCTTCGTTTACTCCAGTTTTGGGGTTTTTTATTGTGACTATTGTTGGTTTTGTTGTGCTCTTTTTTGAAGGGATTGGAAGTAGTAAACTGTCGTTAGGAGCCCCTGCGTTTACACTTTCTCTAAAGTTGTTTACAGACGCAGATGTAAAATCCTTTAACAAATTTGTGTAGTCTTTGTTGGTATAAACTTCAGGAGCAACCTTACCTACAAAGTTGTCGTAGCTTTTTATAAGCGCTCCCCCTTCTTTTCCTCCTGCAGCAACTAATGATTTTTTTAAGTTTTCTGCTGTTGTTCTTTGTTGTTGTGTTAAATCACCTCGCCCTAAGATACTGTCTATATTTTCAAGTCTATATTTTGTATCGTTTTCTTTTGAGTCCTGTTCTTGTTCATATGTTGTGTCTTCTCTTTTTTGTAAGAGTGCATTTCGTGCTGCTATTTTACCTTGTTGTACTAATTCCGCTGCTTTGCCAGGATTACCGTCCCTCATTGCTTGTTTAGCTAATATGGTATAGAATTCTTGCGAACCTCCCGTAACTGTACTAAGTTCTTCAGCGTCTGCTTCTTCTTTCTTTTGTGCTTTATACTGACCCGGCATACCACCAACGGCAGAACCTAAGTTAAACAGCCCTTGATTGACAGGTGGATTTGTTAAAGCTTGTAAAAAATCTCGTCCTAGTGTAGGCATTATTCTCTCCTTAATTAACTAAACAAACCACCTAAGGCTTTACTGGCTAGACCCGACCCTAAAGAAGTCGCTTGACTTGCCTGCCCTAAAGCAGAAGAAAGTAAAGCTTGTAGACCTGTGGAATACGTTTCTCCGTAAGCTCCTGTTTGTGCAGCCATCTGCGCCCTACGTTGTTCTGCTGCTGTCTGCCCCGGCTGAATAGCGTTTAATAGTTGTGCCTGAGGTACATAAGCGTTAGCAAGCATTCCTGTGCCTAACTGTGCTTGTCGTGACTGTTCTTGACCAGCAAAGTCCATAGCGCCTAACATGTTTTGACTGTAGGCTTCTTCTTGTGCTTTAGCCATAGCCAAGCCTTCAGGAGTGCCTCCAAACATACTTGTCTGTACACCTAAGCGTCCTTGCCCTTGTAGACGTTGTTCCAGCTCGTATCGTTCCCTTTCTCTCTGAGGGTTAATACTGTCCATCATGCGTTGGAACACTTCTTGTTCACGAGCAGCAGGGTTTTGTTCAGCTAGAGCGAACATGGACTCAGCGCGTCTCATCTGTTCGTTCTGGAGGTCTTGTTCAGTACCGGAGAGATTTAAGTTATAATCCATCTCTCCGTTTTCACCAAGGCCCATCCCAAACTGACTACCAGTAGCAGAAGTGACGGTATAGGGTTGAAACTCCGACAGACCCCGCAGTTCGTCTGCTAGTCCACCTTCTTTGGTGTAAGCATCGTAAGCTTGTTGTCCTACTCTGCCTAGCTTATCGTAACCTTCTTTAGCGAAGGCTAAACCAGCAGCTCCAAGGCCTAATGATCCAAGTACACTCATTAGTAAACCCTCTTGTTGATATAGTTACTCATATTATTTTACCCATAAGTGCTAATACGTTAATCTCTTGTAGAGAAAGCTCTGTGCCGTCAATGTCGGCTTCTATTGTTACTGCTAATGTTGTTCCACTACCGCTTACATTAACTGAATCACGGATCACCAGCTTACCGGATGTAAACTCAGCTATATTAAACTCTGCAATGTTGAATTCAGAAGGATCTGAAGCTCCGACAGATATGACTATGGAGTCACTTCTTGATCCAAAATCATATGCCCAACGCATGGAAACAGGTTGTCCACTACCACCGATTATTGTCGGACGTAGCTTCTTAAGAAACTTTAGTATAGAAGGGTCGCCAAAAGTTAACTCAGGACTGCTGTATTTAAAACGGTAAGCTAGACCGTTGTCCTGATACCCTGTGTATTGACCTATTCCCAACTCACTTCCAACTAATAAAGCTCCGCTATCTTGTCTAACATAAGAAGTAAAAGTTGTGAGGGGCCAGCGTGTGGCTCTGTACGCTCCGTTTTCTAAAGCACCGCGTATGTCAAAACATAAGGTTACGTCTTGACCTGTGAAAGTTAATAAGTAGAAGTTTTCTTCTGGGTAATACACAGACTTAAACGATTCGCTTTCTGTTGTCAACAGCGTAATGATATCTTTAGTTATTGTTCCTGACAGACTGTTGAGAGGCATGGACTTTTCTTGTATTGTCCTGCCGAAACTCTTAAGCCCTGTTTGAGACAGGAAGAAAACGTCCATACCTGTGTACTGCACGGTGTCCCTACCGACACAGCCTGTTCCCGTAACGGTGTCTTGTAAAGCCATTGTAGCTGGGTCATCAGCACCAGAGTACACCACGATGTTTCTCTTCCCAAAAATAATTAGGAAGTTGTTGTGAGCAGCGAGAGATACAATCTCGTCGTGCCCGTTGGGCCATACTTTAGATATGTCTATAGAACCTGAAGAACCGCCATGCCACTTATGTCCTGCCAATAAGTCAGACCAGTATATAGTAGACTTGTCGTCAGCAAAGTCTGCTGTCCAAAGCCTACCATAAGCCGCTAAGACTTCGTTACCATAGATAGCTGAGGTAACAGCAGAAGCACTATGGACTGTACTTAGCTCAACCACAGCACTGTTAGCGCCGCCTGAGACATTTGTAGCAATTGTGTTATAAATTAGAGGAGCATAGCCACGCTGGAAGAAATAAAGGTTGTTATTAAAATTAACCATTTTCCAATCGTCAGCAGTGATGGTGTAGCCTCCACCTGGAGACTCGTCAACCAAAGTAGTTGTACCGCTGATGATCTTATTGTTACCAACAGAAAATACCTTTGTTACTCCCGCGTCATTCTTAAACTCTTTGATCGCCCGTATCTTCCCTGCTCCTAATACGGTCTTGTCTGTGGTGATCACTGACAAACCTTTACGGGCGGCTATACGGCCTCGCTGGTCGATCACAGCGTTGTCAGCTACGTCAGCAAAAGAAGGGTCTTGAGACAAGGCCGAATCTTCAGTGTTAATACCTTTAAACGCAGGCGCTACAAGGTTTATACTTTTAATCTCTTGTGCCATATATGCCTCAGGGCGTATAGAAGATTGTTTCTTCTGGGTGTCTAGCAGCGTCTAAGGCTATTGCATCAGACAAGTACTTGTTAGCCATCTGGAAGTATTCAGCAGTAGAAGTGCCTCCGGTTTCACCACGTTCTCTGGAAGCAAAAGCTATTGCGAGGTGCAACACAGGTGAGTAAGGAATAACAAGGTTGTCAGTGTCCGCACTTAAGGCAACATTAGGTATCACACACTTAAACTTCAGCGCGTAGACACCGTCTGGTTTAGGGTACACGTCAATAAGATTGTCACCAGCAGCGTTAACTCCGTTGTACGTGTAGTACTGAGGTGCGCCTGAAAGTGGTGACTGTAGGAAATACTGGTCGTCCATCCATTTGTTAGTCCTGTACTCCATTGTTAAATTAGAGGTGTCATTCAGGACGCTAAGTTCCTTGACTTTATTCTGACTGCCAGTGAGTGCGTAGTTGTAGACACTGTCGGTAGTATTGATAGCTAAAGTAGTGCGTAACGACGACCAATCCCAAGCACTCTCTACGAGGTCTTTAGCGTCATTAACTAAGTCACCTATGAGTTTACTGTAAGACGTAGACTGCACAGAGGTTACTTCTGTTTCTCTGAGCCGCCTAAGTACATTGTTAACTAAGTCTTTATAGATCATTAGATCATCCCTTCAAACAAGCTTTCTTGTATAATGTTGTTAAGCGCTACTGTGTAGTCTTTCTGCTGCGGCATTACCGGTCTAAAAGCCGGTAGTTGTAACATAGGTGCTTCTCCTATTACCCTACCACCACCACCGCCACCACCGCCACCACCACCACCACTAGGAGGCGGTTCAGGAGGATCTATAGGTTCAGTAGGATCTACAGGTTCAGTAGGATCTACAGGCTCTGTAGGATCTATAGGTTCAGTAGGATCTATAGGTTCAGTAGGATCTATAGGTTCAGTAGGATCTACAGGCTCTGTAGGATCTACAGGCTCTGTAGGATCTACAGGCTCTGTAGGATCTACAGGCTCTGTAGGATCTACAGGTTCTGTAGGATCTACAGGCTCTGTAGGATCTACAGGTTCAAGCCAAAGCAAACCACCTTCGGTAGACTCGTTGTCTATTGTTTCTTGGGTAAGCTGCCCAATCAGTATGTCCCAAATGCCGCTTGTGTCTGTCTCTCCTTCTGCTCCGAAAATACCTCCAAAGATATCTCCTAAAGCTTCCTCAATTGTTTTATCAGAAGTACCTGCTAATATTTCTGCTAGTTCACCGCTCTGACTAAGGATTTCTCCGGCTTGATCCATTAGTTTTCCAGGCAGCGCTACTACTTCGCCAACTGCTGCCTCAATCTGCGTACGAGTTTCTGCTGCTATTTTACCCGCTGTTTTAAACGTTCCATTGGGATTCTTAATCTTTATCTTCATAATTCCGCTCATGCCTGGAATTACTACAGGAAGCTTAAAGAAAATAGAGTCTCCTTCTTCTGGGTTAAACTCCCAACCAATACCGCCTTCTCTTAGGAGTTCATTCTGAAGTCTTTTTACGTACTCTTTTTCTATCTCTCCAAGGTTTTCATCTA